GCGAACACAACCCCGGCTGCGAGCACCGCAACACAGCTACGATTCAGAGCACCGAGAACGAGGCCACGAATCTTGGGGGAGGCCCTGGGATCACCGACGGATCGGATGAGGCGACGGCCTCTGAACGGCTGCGCGGAACGGCAGTCCCGGCCCCATCCTCCCCCGAGCGCGACAGCACCGAGAACGAGGCGCTAAAAGAAGCGATGAAGGCTGACTCGACCACGGTGGAGCAGGACAACCTCATCGCCAAACACTCCAAACCCCCCGCAAAGAGCGAGCGCCCGTACATCAACGAGGACGGAGATACCGTGATTCCGCCTGGTTGGAAGGAAGTGCCAGACGCGGCTGGAAGCACCGAAGGTGTCGAGAACGAGGCGCGGAGGCTGGCGGAAATCGAAACGGCGTATCGACAATACGGCTGGCCCGGAGCAGAGCGAGAAATCCGCGCCGCCCTCTCCGACACCGAGGCCAAGCTGGAGGCCGTGCGTGCGGCAGAGCCGACCGTCGGCGGCATGATCGAAGAGATAGAGCGCCTTGAAGGGGTAGCGGAAGCGTTGCGCAAGAAGGCGAACGAGAACCGCATCGAGGCTGACAATGCGGCCCGCGACTACGAAGATCTTGAGGGCGTCGTCCATTGGGCGCTCGCGCAGATGAGGAAGAACGGCGCTCGCCTCCCGGCAGAAGAAGTGCTCGCGGCGCTTGTCGAGTCCGTGGAGGGTGCAGGCCCGCGAGCCGCCCTCACCCGCTCTAACGACGAGGAGGCGGAGTGATCTGGCTGGAAATGCTCGGCGTGTTTCTATTCCCGATAGTGCTGGTGCTGGGGTTTATCTGGTTCTTCGGAGGTTTCGAGTGAACGTCAAGCCGGAGGAGACGTAGTTGGCTATCCTCGTCGTCTGGGATACTCCACCCTCTCACGGGACGAAGTACAGAGATGTCTTTGAGTCGATCCTGGACGCGTTCCAGATCGATTATGAACACACTTGGCTCTTTGAGAGAGGAATCGATCCGAAGAAGGTGAAGGCAAGTGACTACCTCCCCGCAGGGCAAGAGATCAACGAACTGTCACAGGACTTCGACAAGGTACTTTGCCTTGGTGCTCTCCCTTCTGCTGCCGTTCACCAGTCGGAGCATACTCTCCCGGTCACTCGTATCCGAGGTAGAGGATTTATAAGTCCGGCTGGGAAGTACACTGTTACGACTTACAACCCGTCGATAGTCGTTAAGGACACGGATTTCTTCCGTGATCTCGTTTTCGACATCCGGAAGTTCCTCGACAACGATGCACCGATGGAGCAACCTGAGATTGAGATCGAGGCTGTCGAGTACAAGAAGGACCTGAAGGCTCTGCGTGACCTGCATGAGGCCTCCTACGTAGCGTGCGACATTGAGACGACGTCTCTCAACCCGTACGATGCTGAGATCCTCTCTATCGCGTTCGCGTGTGAAACGACAGACGGTGGAGGATACTGCCTCGCAGTGCCTCAGCACCTAGTTGGAGAGGAAGTGCACAAGTTCCTCCGCACGTACAAAGGAACACTCGTCTTCCACAACGCCCTCTTCGACATTCAGTTCCTGTGGAAGAAGTTCGGACGATTCGAGATCCCGCACCTCGCGGACACGATGCTCATGCACTGGGCACTCGATGAGCGTCCGTTCAACCGTTACCGCTCACACGGTCTCGACCTCCTACAGCGTCTCTACTTCGATGCACCCCCGAAGGCACTCTCGATGAAAGATTGGCTCGATGAATACTTCCGTGAGGACGTCGGCAACGAGGCACGCTGGGAATGGGTCACTAAGTTCTGTGAGGAACACACAGAGATGGCACGTACAGCGTGGCGTGAGTGGCATATCGAGGTGTACGACGAGGAGGCAGACTGGCGTGGCAAGAAGGTGCTCAGGGACATCTCGATTGAGACTGTGTACGAGGCTGTCTGCGCGAAGAAGATGCCGAAGAAGATGCTCCCTCCCCCTGACAAGGCCCGCAAAGAAGAGATGTGGGATCAGATGATGACCTACATGGCTGAGGATGCACTCAACACGGTGCGCCTCTTCCCTGTGCTCAAGGCAGAGATGGACGAGGAGTCAGAGCGTCTGTGGAACCTGCACGAGAACTATCTGATCCCAGCGACGAAGGCGCTCGCCCAGATGCGACTGAATGGCGCGCCTGTCGATCTCCCGTACCTGATGAAACTGAAGACGGAGATCGAGACGCAGTTGGAAGAAGAGATGCAGATCCTGCGTTCACTCGTTCAGGAGCACACAGCGCACCCGAAGGGGGAGGAGTTCAACCCGAACTCACCGAAGCAGGTTGAGGAGGTTCTCTACTCAAAGGAGATCGGTCTCGGTCTGCAGATGCCGAAAGGCGTCGGTCGCTACGCGTACAAGCGTGACGAAGAGAAACTGACGACGAACTCAGACACGTTGAAGGTCCTCGCACGCCAGGTTGCGAAGAAGCGCCCAGCAATCTCCAAACTCATCAACCTCATTCTGACGTACAGAGTGAAGTCGAAAATCATAGGCACGTACATCGACGGAATCCTAGAAAGGGTGGACCCAGATGGCAGGATACGAGGAGACACGAACCTCCATGGTACGGCCACAGGGCGTACATCGTCGTCGAATCCGAATCTTCAGAACATCCCGGATGCGAGTCACGTTGGTTTTGACATCCGAAAGGCATACATTCCCTCTGAAGGGTGGGTTATCCTCGAAGCGGATTATTCGCAGCTGGAACTGCGAGTTGCAGGTCTCTTCTCACAAGATTCCGTCCTTCTCGAGGCTTACAGAAACGGCGCAGACATCCATCAGGAGGTTGCTGAACTCCTCTGGAACAAACCGAAGAAGGAGATAACGAAGTACGAGCGATATCTCGCCAAGTGCATGAACTTCGGAGTCCTGTACGGACGCGGGGCGCGTTCGATTGCAACAGGTCCGGAGATGGACAACCTTGTCGAGATGTCTGGGAGGTCATGGAACAATGCAGAGATTGACGCTTACTTCGACAAGTTCAAAGTTGGGTACAAAGCACTCTTCGACTGGATGGCCCTTGTCAAGAAGGACTCGATGGCGAAGCAGTACGTTGAGGGGCCGTACGGTAACAGACGCAGGTTTGATCTCATCCTTGAGTCGGAGAGAGGGCACATCGAGCGGCAGACAGTCAACTCACCGATTCAAGGCTTTGCTGCCCAGATTGCTGTGAACGCGATCATTGAGTTGGACAGGGTGTTCGACGTTGACAGACAGCGGATTCTCTCGACGGTTCACGACTCGATCCTGTGCGAGTGCGTCAACGATCAAGAGACAATCCGTGAGACAGCACACCTCATTAAGACGACGATGGAAGAGAAGTTGCCGATAGAGGTGTTCGTGACCCTGCCAACGCTGCCTCAGGCACCGTTCAAGGAAGGCGACCGGCTAACTTACAATCTACCGTTCGTTGCAGACGTGGTCATCGGACCGAACTGGGGAGAGGCCCATGAGGAGGTCGAGCACCTTCCTGCAGTCCCGGAAGAAAACGCAATACCGCGTCTCGCTTGATCTGCTCGCGTCTCGCTTGATGGAATACCTTCCGCCTATGACTCGATGGGCTACCGTCAAGCAACGAGAGAGCGCCTAAGACGCTCGCCCGAGTGAATCTAAAATACTGAGGCCCTGGTAAGGAGAGAGTGAAAACCCAGGGCCTCAGTCGTTGTTGACCTACGCTTTCGGCGGACCTGCGTTCTCCCCGCGGAAGGCCTCCTCGGTTACGGGGGCCGGGCTTGAGGCAGTCGGCACGCCAGGAATGGGGAACCCGAGCTCGCCAAGAGACGAGATGATCGAGCCCACCCATGCCGCGATGATACCGACGTAGAACGCACCTGCAATCACGCCGAGGTCGAGGCCAGGAATGACGATCTCCTGCTGGCCGGCGACTACTGCGCCTGAGTACACGACAAAGTACGGAACGAGCTTGAACAGCACGTCATTCCGTGCGAAGTCGGCCAGATACGACAACCTGAAGTTCTTTGCCTTGAACGCAGCCACGACTCCTAGAAGAAAGTCGAGTGCGATGACCACGAGGGCGATGAGGACCTTGTCATCCTCAAAGAACCGATGCAGAAGTTCTCCGTAGTCCATAGTTCACAGTTCACCTCCCCTCTACTTACGTACCGGCTTGAAAGACACAGGTCCACGAGCAAACGTCGCATCGTGAGAATCTGACCAGTTTGCCGGATTGTTGACCTTGTTGTGGATCTCCTTGAGGTCCGTCCTTCGCAGATACGTGACGATGAAGAAGTCGGGCTTGGTCAGTCTCTCCTTCTCGTGTGCCACCATCTTGCGGAAGTGGTCTGCGGACGGTTCGGGAGCAGTACCGTGCAGGTTAGTCGCCACGTCGATCTTACGTGACGGTGCCCACTCATGGTGCTGAACACACTGACCTGCAGGAATGTCTCCCTTGCGGAAAAGGGCTGCGAAGCCTCGTGCTGCCATCAGCACTAGACGATCTGGTAGAGGGTGCAACCCATCGTGTTCGATCTCCATTCCGTAGGCAGTCGAGTTGCCGGTCATACCCTTGATTGAGCCTCCGTCTGGCAGACCTGCGTGGTTCGCGGGTCCAGCGGCAATCACATAGAAGACGCCGTTGAACCCGAGGAGCACGTTACACAGTGGCCCAGGGAGATCTTCTCTTCCTTCGATGCAGACCTTCAGTGATGGTGCAGGCGTGTCCTTCGACGGATGTCCTGCTGTGTGGTGCATGACTCCACCTTTTGGGTTGAACGCAGCGAGGCCTGACGAGTTCGAGTTGTTCTTCCACCCGTCGATCTCACGCACGGCAAGACCCGCTCTGCGGAGCCTTGTAGCGATGCCTGTGTCAGCAGCCATCGTTGTCCTCGTCCTCTTCTTCGCCCTCTGGGACGAGTGCTGCCTCTACTTCTTTCGCCGACGTCGCCGGAACTTCCTTGAAGTCGAGGTCACACCCATCGAGGGCATCAGCATTTTCTGGCATGCTCTCTCCTTTCTAACAGAACGGTAGAACGTTACAAGGGTTAGGACCAGGTGGTCCTTGAGGCCCACGTTCACCTTGTGGTCCTCGTTCCCCTTGCAGGCCCTGTGGGCCCCTCTCTCCTTGCGGACCTGCAGGCCCAGCTGGACCTTGAGGCCCACGCTTCCCCCTAGGTCCACGAGGTCCCCGAGCACCCTCTTGAACTGCGGGAAGATCTGTTGTGAGGTCAAGATTACGCAGGTTAACTGTCTCTACAAACGTCTCGCAGTTAAGGGGCCTTAGCCTCCGTACAAGTTCTTCTTTCTGCTCTATTCCCTGGCGTATCTCTTGTCTTGTTAGCCCAGGAATCTGCCTCCCTGACTTGAGGAACTTCTTCGACCTCTGAATTGTCTCAATAGCATCCGCGCGAAGGACTGCGTAACCTGTATTCTGCCGGATGCAGAGTGTCTTCAAGATCTCACGTTCATTGAGTGCCCTCACTCGCGTCTCTGCAGCGAGATTATCCTGAGTGTCGCTGACCTCATTTGCGAGTTCCCACGCCTTAATTGCTGTCCACGTGCAAAGGAGAGCAATCGCAGCCATCCCAAGAAGGATAACTGTCGCAGCAGTGTTCGACTGGAACACTCTGTGGGGCACTCTACTTCTCACCGTTTCCGTTCTTCCTCTTAGAGAGAGTCAGGATCGCAACCGCTCCTCCAGCAATCGTTCCGACAACTGGTGCAACAGACGATGCTGTCTCACCGCGTGTGGGGTCGATCAGGGCAACCACAACAGAGAGAAGCCAAGCAACGACGATAGCAGCGACAATGTACTCAGCCAACTTTGTGTTCACGGCGTCTCTTTTTGTAGTCATGGCACCAAGCACCCAGGCGGACTGAGAAGTAACCGGCAACGGCACATGGGAGGGATAACAATGCACTTAGCACATTTCCCGCTCTAAGATCACTTGGGCGACACTCCGAACTCTCCCATGATCGGAGAGCCTTCTTCTTGAGAGAGACGCCTTCTCTCGATGTACGAATACTGCTGCCACTGTACCGTCGCTCCTGGAGGGGTGAGTTGGCACAGGACATAGTCACCAAATTCAAGGGTAAGGATAGCATCCCTCTGGGTAGTATCTGCCCCATTCAGTAGAAAGTTAGTTATGCGGGCAGTGTTAGATGCGTAGCGAGCAAGCAGGCCATCCACGTATGCCTGCGCATCTGCATCTGACACAAGGGGGATGCCGTCAATCTGCAAAACGTACTCGCCGTCCTCCTCGATGAGGTCAAGATCCTCTGCGATGAACGTTACCTCATCCTCACGTGTACCCACGACCTTGTTGTAGTAGAACGTATCTGTGTCTGACGTGTTCATTCCCTCGTACTGGACGCCAGTAGGACCAATGGTGAACTCCGGCGTCGTCACATCTTCTCTGTAGTCGTTGTCACGGAACGTCGGGTACCCTTCACGTGAGAAGAAAAACAATGAAGGTTCCGTCTCTGCGAAGAGAACTTCATCAAGGAGTTCCTGTGGGGGCAGTCCTGCGTATCTCGCAGGTACCATCGTCTTCGTTCCAGGATCGATCTGGTAGGGGAGAGAAAACTTCCCCATTGTGTTCAGGACGTTGACGAGGCGCTCGCCAGATAGTGACTCCTCTAACCCGTAGAACGCAGCGTTGTACCTTGCAAGCGCGCGATCTACGGTGAAGAATTTCTCGTAGATACCCAACCGTGCAATTCGCCCATCGAAGTAAGCACCTGCACTTCCAAGACCTGCGATCCACTGGTTCCTTCCAATAGCACAGGTGCCCGCGACAGCAGTAGCGTTCACGATGCCAAGAGAAGACCCAACCTCAACTCCGTTGAGGTACACGAACATCTCTCCACCATCTGCTCGTGTAGCACAGACGTGGTACCAAGTCCCTACACTCGTGGTTCCAGCAAAGACAACTCCGTCTGCACCAAACTCATCTTCAATCTCCCAAGATACTCCTCCGCCTGCATCGATCCGGACAAACCCTGGAATGAAGTCAACTCCAGCCTTGGTTGTCTTCGGGAAAGAGAAGATGGTCATATCAGAGGAGAGGCTGTCGAGATTTACCCAGGCCTCGATGGTGATCTCCTCTGTGTCCACGAGTTCGCCAGAATCAATCGTGAAGGTGGCGTACTCATTCTGCGCTTTTCTAAACCGCACACACGTAGCGTCATCTCCAAAGATTGGACCTTCTTCCCCAAGAAGTGGAGTGTTCTTGTAGGTACCAGAAGGCCCGGCGATACCTGTCAGGTCTGCACGTGTCTCGCGAGTACGCCACTTCTTGATTCTCTTCTTCTTCCCTTTCTTCGGCCCTTTCTTGTACTTGATTACCTTCGTGTGGGCAACCATCTTCGTGCCTCTTTGCTCGTCGAGGTTGTAGAGAACGAAAGGATCGTCTGCCTGCTGCAACTCATCGTACTCTACAACGTCAGGGAGAGAGTGAATGAAGTTCGACCTAGCGAAGAACTTGCGTCCATCCGTAGCACGCATTCTCGCTGTCATCTCCCCGATGCCTGAATCATCCCAGGTTGGTCCCCACGTGTCCGTGTACCCGTAGAAGACAGGGTAGGTCTTTCCATTTGTCTGAATCCTGTGCCAGATAGTCCTATTCTGTCGAACGAGTCCAGCCATGGGACCACCCAGAATATTTGCTGAATCGAATGCTGCTGTTTCCCCCGTGACTCCACCTGTGACGTTATCTGTGCGTAGAGGCAGAACAGGTACTGCAGATTCACAGAAGATGCCATCGTCAAGCCAGAACGTCGTTGCAGCAGTTCCTGACAGGGATACTCTCACGCGAGCACGTGCTGTGTTCGCAGGTGCAGTCGCGATCAAGTAAATCCACCTGAAATCAGTACGTGCAGACCTTGGAGTGGAGAAGGTAGTGGAGAGAACTGTGTCTGCGGAATTGCGCCACTCGATACCGATCCGGATCTGGTCGAAGGCATCCCCCGACATAAGGATCGCAGCAAAGTAAGTGTTGCCTGCAATGAGGCCAGTGAAGGATGCGTTTGAGGGTGCCTGTGCGATGAACACACCTTGCCCAGAAGCTGCGCCATTCGTGACAACCTTCAGGGAACCTGTCCCATGCGCAGACCTCGTCGTGTCCTGTGTCGTCGTTGTTGTGCCCCCACCTGCAGACGAGATGCCGTTCTTGTTTGTCTCAAAATCTGAGTTCTCGATGATCTGGTGGATGACCTTGTTGAGGCCTACCGTTTGGTAGACACTCGGCCGTGTCTCTGGCGTCACGTCTGCGAGCGTATGTCCGACACAATAAGCATCGTGGCGGACAACGTTTGTAAATGCTGACGCGTTCCTGTAGAGGCCAATCTTGTCTGCAATAGGAGGAACTGTTGCGTCACCCTTCACCATTGGAATCGTCTGGATGCCGGATTCCAGAGCAAAAGTCTTCCACTCCTCGCCCCATCTGCGCATCTGCACCATGATGAAGCCATCTTTCTTTGTTGACCACTTGATGATGTAGCGCAGATCGACCCAGGCGTCTGCCTCAAAGGGCAGCATTTCGTAGTCCTTGTTGGTACCTGCGTTCGTTCCGTTGTTTGCATCTGTCAGGGTCGGGAACTCTCCTGTGTCAAGTGAAAACATGTAGCGTGTCCGTGCTGCATTAACCTGAACACGTAGAGGGGCCTGCCCGAAGCGTGAGTCCCCGATGCAATGCTGCTGGTGGAAAATCTCCCAACCTGTCGGGTGGGTCCATGGCCCCTCAGGACTCCAGGAGATGAAGTACGCGATCACCTGGCCGTCTAGGTTGCCTGTTCCGAACCCACCGTTCGGGTTACCTCGACGCACCTCACAGCGTTCTCCTGTGGATGTCGAGAACTGGTCTCCTGACCGAACAGTGAACTTACCACACTTGGTGCCGAGACGCTTGTTAGAGGAGTCAGTTGTGAACTGCGCAGAAGCAGAGAATGCCTCAATGAGTCCGTTCAATTCTGTCCACTCAGGTGCCACTCCCGTACCTGCGTTCTCGAAGTCTCCCCAGAACTCGAGGTACCTCATCGTCGGCATGTTCAGTGGATTAAGGAACCCGTCCTTATTCCGCAGTATGTAGTTGCCGACCGTGGCATCGAAGTCTGCGAGTTCAGAGTCACGCCCACCCTCAACACTCCAGTTCTGCAATCTGTCTGAAACGTCAACCCAGGACTTGTCTTGCACGTCCGGAGGGTCAAACGACACCCACAGAACATGGAGAGGGTTGATGGGCTGCTCTGTTACCTCGTCAGTATCTGTCGTCTGAGCAGTTGATGTGACCTGCATCTACGCAACCCTAACAGGTTTAATCGACAGCCATCTGTCAAACCAAGTACCCTGGGTACCTCCAGATACCCGATACTGGAGCTTGACAACTGCTGAAGCTGCAAGTCCAGTCTTCACAACTTTCTTCATCCCAGCTGCCCTGTTCGTTGCTCTTGTCGTGAACCCATCAGCATCCGCTGTTGCTGCTGCACCAAACTTCGGAGTTACAAACGCGTCATTCCCTGCAGTTGCGTTGAAGTGCTGCGCTCCAAAGTCAACCTCGTAGTCTCCTCCGAGGGGCAGAGTGATCTGGGGACCGTTAGTTGCGAGATCCAAGTAGGTGTTAGTAGAGGATGTTTCAAGAGTAGCGATAATCGCGTACAGAGGAGGACCTCCAACGAACTCCCACTTGTAGGAGGATGCGGACGCAGACCTGTATATGAGGTGCCACTTGATTCCGTTCGTTGCGTCAGCGACGTAGTAAACCTCCTGACCATCGAACGGAGATCCAGGCAGTGAAGATACTGTCTGAATAGATGCACGGTCGATTCCCTGTTCCATGTACCCTAGCCGTGCTGCAGACACTGGCTTCGTTACATCATTGTCAACCCAGGTTTGCTGAGTGTAGGCTGGCACTAGGCAGCTCCGTTCGACATCTCGTACCTGGTTTGACCCATGCGTACGAGCTTGTAGAGTTCGTCGGCAACATCGCGTGAACCCAATCCGATAATCGTTCCAACGTTGAGATGCACAGTGACTGGGTTATTCGCGGGTACAGACTGACGCAACGCTCCAACGCTCTGAGGTTGACGGGAGGGGGTCCCTGTGACGTGTTGGACCATGTGTCGTACCTCGTGAGACAAAGAGCGTGGGATTGCTGCTGCACCCTTCGCAATACCTTCCGCGATGCCTTGAGAGATCGGCACGCCAACCTGGTCACGAAACACCTTCGACGGCGAATCAATCCCAAGACCCTTCTTCGCCCACGAAAGCGCTCCTTCTGCACCATCGACAATTGCTCCGCCCAACCTGCTCGCGAGGTCACCGATTCCTGAGATGATCCCATCGACAATCGCCTTGCCGAGTTGCATGCCATATCCGAGAAACAGTCCAACGAACCCTCTGATTACGTCGATGATGCCGTTGAACTTGTTAGAGATCATCGTCTTGATTGTCTCAATGACGGTTGAGGCAGCCTCTTTCACTCGGTTCCAAATCGTGCGCACCACCCCCACGACTGGAGAGAGCACTGTCTTGACGACACCGACGATGGCGCCAACAACGTCAGAGATGAATCCTTTGACTGCATTGAAGATGGAGACAGTCAGGTTGTAGATCGAGCGCCACTTGCGAATAATCGCTGCTGCGATGAGTGCAGTGCCGAGAGTCATGATGACTAGAAGTAGAGGCCACCACTTACGGAAGAACCCTGCGATCGCTGTGAAAATCCTTGTAGCGATGTTCTTGATCTGGTTGAAGTACTTGAACACGAGAGCAGGAAGGGCGAGTAGACCTCCTGAGAAGATAACAGCGAGCAGCATCCAGTGGTCACGGATGAAGTTCACAGTCGCAAGGACAGAGGACTTCAGAACCTCCCATGTCCCTAGTACGATGTTCCTAAATGTCTCTGAGCGCTTCCACAGCACGACAAGTGCAACACCAAGACCTACAAGTGCTGCAACAAGCAGGACAACAGGGTTCGCAGCCATTGCTGCATCAAGCAAGAACATTGCTGCTGCGTAGGCCTTCGTTGCAGTTGATACTGCCATCGTAATCGTCTTGTAGGTCACAAACGCGGCAGTGAGACCTGCAACAAGTGCCGTAAGGACCGGCACCCCTGTGATGAGGTTATAGATTGCCTCCACACCAGAAGAGATAGCAGAGAAGAAAGCGATAATCCTGTCAGGGTCAATCGAGGCAATAAACCGTGACATAGCGCGCACAAGAGACTCTGCCGCTGGCAAAAGCGCTGTACCCAACTGAATCGCAAGCGTCTCTGCAGCAGATCCGAACGCCTGCAGCGCACCGTTAAAGCCTTTGGTGCGTGCCTCTGCAAACTGCTGCGCTTCTCCCCCCTTCGTGATTGCATCATGGAACTTGTTCCACCCGTCCGTACCTGCCCGCATTTGGATCCGCGCAGCACGAATCGCGTCAGACCCGAAGATCGTATAGAGGGCAGCATTCCTCTGTTTCTGCGACATCCCGTCCATCGCACTATTCAGTTCGGTGATGATCTCAGGCATGCTCTTCATGTTCCCTGAAGAGTCATAGACCTGAATACCGAGCTCTTTCATCAGATCAGATGCCTTCTGCGTGGGAGCAGTCAGACGGTTAATCATCGTCTTCAGGGACGTACCTGCATCAGACCCGACAACTCCTGCGTTCGCCATCAGACCTAGGGAGGTCGTCAGTTCGTCAATCGTGTGCCCCGTACCAGCGAACTGTGCAGACGCCATCTGGAAACCGAGTGCCACGTCAGTCATGTCCGCAGTCGACTTGTTTGCAGTCGCCGTGAAGAGATCGGCAACAGTCGTCGCTTCCTTACCGTTCAGGGAGAACGCAGACAGCGCACGTGCGACAATCGTTGCCGAGTCTGCGAACCCCATGTTCGCTGCAAGACCCAGTTGCAGGGTCCCGCGGGTCGCACCGAGGATCTGGTTGACGGATAGACCACCTTTAGCGAGTTCCTGCATCGCGTCCGCTGCATCCTTCGCAGACACGTTCGGCAGTTTGAAATCTGCACCAAGGGCAATCGCTTCCTTGTCGAGTGCGTTCATCTGGTCTGCAGTCGCGCCCGACACAGCCTGGAGGATGTTCATTGACTGCTGGAAGTTACCTGCAGCGCGAAGCGACACAATGCCGATACCAGTCACTGCGAGACCGATACCGGCAGCCGCACGTGTCACGAGGCCGCCCGTACGCAGCATGGACGCGTTCGCAATCGCCATCGACCTGTAGAACCCAGAGGTGTCTGCAGTCAGGCGTGCTACGAGCTGGGCGACAGTGAGTGGCATCTACCTCTTGCGTCCGAAGAACCGATTCATTTTCTTCTGCTTCTTCTCTTCTGCTTGCCCCTCAGCGGACATAACAGCGATCACGTGGTTGTAGTACCAGACGGGTTTCTCGACTACGACCCACGGTGGGCAGCCAAATCGATCGGCTGCTCGCTGAAGAAGGAACCAGTCCGGGACGCGTCCTGCTCGTCCGTCGAATTGGAGGTACTTGGTGAGGTCCCGGACTTCTGAGGGTCCGGCATCAGGTCTTGGGAGATCCCTTGCATGATGGTGCCGAGAACCACCAGCGGCAACCTCTTGATCTCCTCACCGTTGCACGGAAGAGGGGTTCCATCCTCACGGAGAAGATCCCAATCGACAAGGATGGGCTCAAGAACGAGACCTGCAACGTCGCCCTCGAACCCACCCTCCATCGCATCTTTGATCTTGTCCGAGATCTCGAGAGTGAGTTCGCCAGGCTTGTACTCCACCCTGATCGGTTCATCCTCACCCTCGACTGGAATGTCAACTACTCGGTTGGCACCTTTCAGCTGGTTAACACGAAGCGGCATATCTCTCCTTTGTTGAAACTACCCCTCTGGAGGGGCCTCTGCAAGTTCGACAGCATCCGAAGCGAGTGCAGACGTGTCGTCCCTGTACGAGTCCTCAAGCGGCACTTCCTTGCTGTCGCTCTTCGCAAGCGTACGCCCGCGGAGGATGTGCTTGTCGATGAACTTCGGATCGTCCTCGACCCTCTGCGGACCTGGATCCTCTCGCGGGTTGTACTTCGGGTCCACGACTGGACCGGTAGCGGCCCATTCCTCAGCTGCCTTTGAGTTCTTATCAGCCATGTCCCTCCTTTAGAGAGCCGAGACCTTGTTGACGACGTTGGTCGTGAAGGCCTTACCCCACGCACCGTCATGTACCATATCGTAGGTAATGTCGATCACGTAGAGGCCTTCGTTCTCATCAAAGTCACCAACATCTGCGACCTTGACAGCGCAGTCCCACGTCCACGAGTACGGAACAGTCGCTGCACCTGCGAGCGTGGGTGATGTTGCCTTGATACGGAGGAACTTGGTCGTACCTCCACGCATATCGGTCAACCACGCCATGCCTGCAGCATCTGCCTCGAGGGTCAACGCGACCTGTGCAGTCGGTTCAGTCTCAACATGCGCGGCGTAGGAGTTGTTCGCTGTGTTCAGCACCCAGACAGGAGCGTACCTGTCACCGAGGGTGAGTGTCGCCTCGATGCAGCGCGTGAGTTTCGTCGTCCCGAGACCTGCGGACGTCGTGTCGAGGTAGATGTCGATGTCCGTTGGGAGTACCGGAACCTGAGCAAGGGAGGTCGGACCGGCGGTCATCGTGATACCGTCCGAAATGCGCTGCCCGAATCCACCTCCGCCAATCGTCACACCGTCTCTGTTGAGGGTGATCTCGACTGCATTGATGAGGCCGTAGTTGAACTTGTGCGCCCTGACGACTCCACCGACCTCGATGGTGTACGTCTTCGGCGTGTCCTCTGCTGAGGTCGCCGGCGTGAAGGTCCACGTCTGCGCTGACGTGTCCGAGACAGAAGGTGCGGACGGCGCGACGATTGCTGACGCGAACGCATAGATCAGTTCGGAGTAGTCGCCAACACCATCGAGGTCGAACTCGACAAACTCCTTGCCGGGAGTCTCGATTGTGGCGAACTTGTTTCCGAACGCCCGAAATCGCTGCATGTCCACAGCGACTCCTGGAACGAATCCGATGGAGTTGAGCTTCTTGTTGGCAGCGACGTTCGTGCCCGGCGTGGATTCGACACCGATCTGAACGCCCTGCGTCAGTGCTGATCGTTCAGCCATTTACACTCCTCCTACTTGCTCTGGACTATTGTACGGTAGAGTCCCCCGGCATGTCTATACCCTTCCTCGGTGTCTTCTTCTTCAGGAAGAGTGAAGGACTCTATCCGGACACAGGACATTACCCTGATCGTTGACGTCTCACCGTTCGTATCGTGCAGGACGGTGTCGAGCCTATCTGCGATTGGTACGAGGGGGGCGAGGCCTCGTCCTTTCGTCACGGCTGCGATGAGCCAGTCGAGTTGCACCATGATCCGTTCTGTCGGATTCCCGATGCCGCGTACGTCATTCCGCGTCTGCACGTGGAAGCGCACAGCAGGAGGTTCTATGTCAGGCGGGATGAGCCCGAAGAAGATGCCCGAGATCATTGGGTCACCCGTCTCCATTAGTCCTCCTGCACCTGTGTCCGCCCTGACCTTCGCCGTGATCCACTCTGCAGTATGCAGTTCTTCATTCTGATTCGCTGGCATCAGAACTTCACTGCTCCTCTACCACAGGCGTCGAAGAAGGCGTTCTTGTGAGCCTCGACAGCAGGAGCGAGATAAGGCTGGGCAGCCATCTTGTAGGTGCCGTACTCAACGAAAGCACCGTAGGGTGCACCAACCTGTACCTCTGCAGAGTGCCCTGCCTCAATGGACACAGCCTGAATCGAGGAACGCAAGAAACCTGTTCGCACAGGCGCCCTTGCGCGTGCATCTGCAGCGATCTCGTCTGCCTGCTTCTTCACAGCCATACGAGTGTTCGCCTCGACAGCAACAAGCAGTTCCGGAATGCGATTCCAGATAACGACGATGCCCATTCCACCTTTGCCCCTGAGCGTTGTCTTAGCCATGGGGCTCCTGAAGTCGTTCTGTTTCTACTGCAACGACCCGTCGCTCGATCTCCAAGGTTTCAGGAGACAACACAGCGTGGATATGCAGGTGGATGTTGTCCGTTGAATCGTGCGCGTGGACAACGAGGTGGTCCCCAACTAGGACATCTGTGTCTGCAGGCAAACTGACTGTGAAAACCTGAACTTCAGCTATAGCACCTGCGAAGAGACGTTCCTGGTCCTGGGCCGCACCTGATTCGACCATGCACGGTACGTCAGAGTAGAGAGCAGTCGACCCGTGCGTTCGTGAGTGTCCACCGTATGGATCATCTGCCCCCGTGACACGGAAAATGTCACACGTGTCCTCGAACCAGGTCTCAAGGTCATCTCTCAGACTGGTGAGTTCATCGTCAGATACCGGCATTCCAGTTGTTCTCTACCGCGTACGGAAGCACGTCTGACTCTGGCGTGAACCTGACGGCCATGACCTGTCCCCGTGAGAGGAACTTACGGTGCATCTCCATACAGTGGTCAAAGTATTGCTGGCGTGACAGCATCTTGCCACCCGTCATAAACAGGTAACGATTTGCTGTTCGCCCTGCCTTGACAAGCCAGGCCTGTGCGATTCCGTAGTTGATGTTGTAGGTAGGTGTCCATGAGGTGTCTGTTGGAAGCACACCGTTTACATCGACAATCCGGCACATATTCACCAGGACGTCGAGATCTTCAGGAGCCAGGGCAGGATCAGTGTCGCCATCAGCGAACAGCATGATCCTGCCTCTGACTTCTGCTTCAGTCACTACCCGCTCAGTTCAGCTTCGCGAGCCTCTCGGGCAGCCTTCTTCTCCTCAGCCTCACGCTGGGTAACGGCCTTCAGCGTCAGTGCGTCGGAAGGAGGCCCACCCGTGGGCGGGATGACTCCGGACTCCTCGACCGCGTCGAAGTAGTCCTGGACCTGCAATTGACCTGCGTCGAGGTCCGGGTTGATGCCCTCCGGGTTGATCCCGAAGGCTTCTGCCCTCTCGACTGGATCGTCAGGGGAGTTGAGAGACGTGACGGAGAACGCCTTGTCGCCTGCAAGCTTGTCCGAGGTTGCCGGAGGTTCACCGTCGTCACTGGCGCGACGGGACTGCTCGGACTGAGCCTTCTCCACAAGCGTTGAGCGGTCATCGTTGTCCACAATGTCCTGAAGTTCCTCGTCAGAGAGAGAAGAGACGTCGATCTCGTCGACTGTCTGATCTTCAAACGCGCTTCCTGCCATCGAAGATCCTTTCTCTGTTGATGATTGGTTCCCAGCGCTCTTTCACCTGACGTGCTGGGCCGCCAGGAGGCTTCAGTTGTCCTTGCAGGAACCTCTGAAACCTGAACCTACGCCGAGCGGACGCCCTGTAATCGAGCGCCCGCTGCTCTTCCGGCGTAAGTGCCATCTACTGCAGGTGCTGCTGCCTGTACAGCCTGTAGGTAGCAGCGAGGCGCGATGAGAGCGAGGACTGCGCGGAAAGTGAAATGAGCGCACACTTTGCCGCGAGGAACTGCTCCGCCTCTGTGGTCGTGTCGTCCAGCCCGAGCTGCGTGACCTTCCCTGCCTTCGCCACCTTCGCGTTGACAGTGACGTCCGCAGTGGTCGGATTGGCGACGAGGATCTGAACGGTTGCCATCTCTTCGTCTCCTTCCTACTACGGCGCCCTGAGCACGGCGAACGGATAGCGCGAGGCTTCCGTGCCCTGCTCGTAGTTGATCGGGTTCGGAACCTGCCAGGCGAATCGCGCTACGACGCGCAGCGCGACCATATCCTGCTGTGGCAGGTTGTACTGGATGGCACCGAGGTTGTCCTGAATCACGGCCTGGTCGAGGACCTTGTACGTGATGTCTTGCCGGACAGCGAGGATGCCCTGAGAGAAGTCACCCACGAACATCTCTGCAGAACCTGAACCCGTAGGCCACAGGCCCGGCATGACGTACATGAGTGTCTCACCCTCGATTGAGCTGTTGGTTACATCAAGGAGACGCTGGCCCGTCGTGTCACGAGCGGAGCGCAGGCGCGCCTTGTAGGTTGTACGAGTGACGAACCCAGACGGGGCAAAACCATCCGCCTCGACAAGGGCCATCGTCTGGTTCAGGTCTTCCGCGATTCCACCCTGGGCTGCAGTTGCTGTGCCCCTGGTGTACGAGTTGCCCGCCGCGATTGCAGCCGTGACCACATCCGAAGGCCACGAGGAGGGCTTGTTCGTTCCGAAGAAGATGGCTGCATCGAGCGTGCGCCCAATCGCCTCTTCCAGCCTCGGACGAATCTCCGCCCAAACGTCGAAGGATGCATCATCGAGCACCGCCTCCGGGATGGGGACGATCGCTGCGATCTCTTCGGCGTTCAGGAACTTGTTGTCCCACGCCATTTCAGTCGTCTGCTTCAGGCCGGTGTCACCGTTGACGAAGTAGGCAGTGGGCAGAGCGGCGAGTACTGGCATCCGCTGCTGGTTGCTTCCCATCGTCACTCGGCGGAACAGGCGAAGGGCAGCAGACTGATCTGCAACGTTCTGGATGATCTCGGACGAAACCTCTTCCGGGATCAGCGCAGAGACGTTGGAGCGTGAGATGACGTTTGCGTATGGCATCTCTTACTCCTGGTCGGTTACGCCCTTCCTGAACCCGCTCGGATGAGCGCGTTCATGTCCGTTTCCTCACCAGTTTGACGAGTGCGGCCTGCCGACTGATCTGCGCCTCCTGCGGTCCTGCCGAGAAGGTACGGACGAGCCTTGACGAGTTCCTGAAGTGCTTCTGCGACTTGGTCCTCATCCTCCGGGTCTTCGATCTTGTCCCAATCGAGCAGGCGCGCTGCGTCTGCACGGGCGTCTGGGTCAACACCGAGTTCGCCGGCGATGATTCGAGCCTGGAACATGCGGTTCTTCTCAGCAAGGGCGTCTGCACGCTCCTGCAGTTTCTCCGCTCTGGTCTGGGCCTTCTCCAACTCGCTCTTGTCCTTCCCTTCAAGTTCCTCGACTTTGGCTTGAGCCTTCCGAAGTTCAGTGCGGTACTTCGCGGCTTCCTTTCGGGTTGCCTGAAGTTCCTTTTCCTTCGGATCGTCCTGCTGGTCAGGTTCGCCCTCCTGGGGCGCGGGAGGAGTGGGATCACCGGGATCTGGGTCTCCTCCACCATCTCCAGGATCACCAGGATCTGACTGGAAATGGATTGTGTGAAACGGATCGAGCATTTGCACTCTCCTTTCTACGCGCTAGAGTAGTCGAAGATCTCGCTAACCTCAACTCAGTAGTAGAAACTCTACTAAGAGGTCGCCTTGGTCACTGTCTTGCGGATGCGGAGTGTTCCACGCTGCACCTGTTGTCCTTTCGAGGAGGACGCAGGCATCACCTTCACGTCATACGCGAGTGCCTCATCTGTGATCGACGCTGTGTCTGCAGGAGAAAGGACAACCTGGAACTTCCCGTTCGGTTCATCCGTGACCGTGATACCTGACAGGCCTCCCGCAACATTCAGTCCCTTGCGGATCACAGCATCCGCGTCTAGATCATCAAGGGACCTCTTCGCCGTGAACCAGATCTTGTCACTCGCCTGAGAGAGTGCAATCGGCACATCAAGCTCGAAGATGTTGTCTGCACCCTTGTCTGCAACAATCGTCGCCATTACTGCACCACCTTCTTAATTGTCGCCTCAAGGTCTTCCCCTGTGACACCTTCAAGGGTGACCTTGCCAACACCAGCTTCGAGATCTCCTGCGATCCCAGAGTTCAGAGTCACCTTCACAAGTGTAGCCTCGAGGTCAACCTCACCTGCAGGAATGACAATGATCTGACTCGACTGGAGATTCGCGTCGAAGCCTACGAGGACGTAGGCACCTGGATTCGCAGCGAGAATTCTCGCAGCAAGCACTCCTGCGTTGACACCTGTGACAACGTACACACCCGGTGCCGCATTGATGACTCGTCCCGCAACGACCTGTGCCTGTGAACCTGTGTAGAGGTACGACCCAGGTTGAGCGTTCAGTGTCCGTGTCGCAAGCAACGTCGCCAGGATACCAGAGAGGGAATAGGCACCTGGTTGTGCGTTGAGGAGCCTCGCTGCAAGTACTCCTGCTGCAACTCCCGTGACCCCGTAGGCACCAGGCTGAGCGTCGAGGATGTAGTTGATCGCTGCCTGCGAGTAAACGAGTGTCGCATCTACTCCAGAGATCACGTAGACGCCAGGCTGCGCATTGAGCATCCTAGCGGTCAGAAGAGATGCAGCTACTCCTGTCACGACGTACACCCCAGGTGCTGCATTGATGAACAGTCCTCGTGCAAGGATCGCAGCAGCGCCCGTCAACGCGTACGCTCCCGGATCTGCGGTCAGAACGCGCCCGACGACCAATCCCGCCTGTGTGCCTGTTACTGCGTAGACACCAGGTGCTGCGTTGACGACCTTACCCGAAACAACAGAAGCAGCAACACCAGACACTGCGTAGGTTCCAGGCTGAGCATCGAGGAAGTAAGGCGGCTTGAGATCTGCAACAAACCCTGTGACAACGTAGTTACCTGACTGGGCATTGATGAAGTACCCACGTGCAAGGGTCGCAGCAACCCCCGTGACTGCGTAGGTGCCAGGAACAGCGTTAACGACAAGGCCGCGTGCGAGTGTTGCAGCGAGACCTGTGACTCCATAGGACCCAGGCACAGCGTTCACCATGAGTCCCCTGACAAGTGATGCAGCTACACCACTGACAGCATACGAACCAGGTTGTGCATCGAGCGTGTAGGCAGCTGCAGTAGGTCCTACAAGGTCTTCGTCAAACCAACCACTGCTATCGAGGGTTTCATCAAACCAGCCACTCCCAGTGAGTTCTGGATCGAATAACCCGACAGCCATTACAGATCTTCAGTAGTGGCGTTCATATCCTCGTAGGTGTGAACTGCCGAGGTTCCGCCGTTGTAGCTCAACCCGATGAGGAGTCCTGCTGTTGTAGCGTCAAACGCTGCACTCGTCACGGTCAGAGCCTTCACTGCGTTCGTGAGGCCTGTCGTCTGCAGGTTCGTTGTCCAGTTCGCCTTGCCCCTCAGGACAGCAGACGCTCCGATGGCCGTGAACTTCACGTCAAGTTCGATCTCACCTCGATCCGCCGCTGCTGTACCCGCACCCCAGGTGAAGGTCAGACGTGCAGTGTCTGCTGTCGTACCTGCAGTCCCGACGCGCACAGTCAAGATCGGAGTTGCAGTACCTGCTGCCGTCTTCGAGATCATGAGGCGCCAGTGGAAGGTGCGCCCGATCCGCAGGGCCCCGATCCCAGTCAGCGGGAGTGCCGTGTTCGCAAGGTAGGTGTCTGACGCAAAGCCTGCTGCAGGAGGAGTGACGAGGAAACTCGTCCCGATAGGTGCAGACGGAGATGCTGCGAGTTTGAAGAAACCGACACCTTCGATGTACTCAAGACACTCTCCAGGCGCAAGGTTCGCTGAGTGCAACTGGATGACGTTTGCGCCAAACGAGTTCGCGTCGATCTGCACAGTGACCTGGCAAGAGAGGGAAGCGTCACGGTTACGGATTGTCATCCCTTTGACGTTCCTCACCTTCGAGGCACTCGTCGGTGCTGTGCAGATAACTGTCGTCGTCGCAGTGGTGATGAGCGTCGGAGTCGCGTCCGGATTCTCAGGAACAGGAGGGGCAGCATCCGAGGCATCCACATGCGACACATGGACATCAATCGTCGCTGCCGCACCTGTGATGACTTCAAGTTCATCTGGTGTGGTAGCGTGACCAATCAGATTAATCACCTGTACACCCCCTGCCTAATTGGAGATTTCGGAAATTGAGAGTAGTCGACTTCAACATACGGGATACCTGCTACAGCTGCCTCCTTGAACTTCAAGCCGTACGCGCCCCAGAAGTCAGAAAATGCCCACGTTCCAGCCACACTTGCAGAACCAGCTGCCCCTGCGATCCTGTGAGAGGCAACGATGGTTGAGCCAGATGAAGCCTGCTCCCAGTCCTCGACAGAGGGAGAGGTGATCGTGTTCCCTGGACCGTTGCCTGCGAAAGAGTTGACGACTACCAGCTCGTTGTCGAAACCGGTTGTGTAGGAGATCGACCAGCCTGTTCCTGTACCAGTTGCAGAGGTGACGACTGCATCGAAGGAGGAAGCGTCGCCCCCGAGGAACGAGTAGCCTCCAGCCACCTTGTTGCCAACGTCGCCCCCTGTCCAGGTGAACGTCCAGATAGTGCCTGAAGAAATGCCCGCAGGAGCGTAGGCGTACGCGAACGCGAGGCGAAGATCCTGTGTGGCGTCTGGGCGTACCTGTGTGCGCGCCCAAGTCAGTCCTGGCCCGTTGTCCGTTACCGAGGTTAACGTGTCTGAAAAGAACCATGCTGCTGGCATGATGGCCCAGGCTCCTGCAGCTACCGCCACATTTGACGTAAAGGTCATGGATGTATCTCCATAACCTGCCTCGATAGCTCGAGGGCCAAGAGACGCCTGGTCGACAGTCCATGTCATCTATTTCTGCCATACCCGCACCCAGTCGACCTCAGTTACGAGGGGATCTGGCGTCGAGGCATCACATGAGTTCGTAGAGTCCCAGCCGCAGGCCTGCATCGTCAGGGACATGACCATCTGTTGGTCGCCTGAGTCGAAGAGTGGTTGCGGAGCGCCCTGCTGTACGTCGTCTACGTACCACGTCACGTCAGTAGCCGTCCACTTCACAGAGAATGTATGCCACGTACCTGCAAGGATTCCAGGGTTCGTGAAGACAGACCTTGTGGTGTCAGGCGTCCCGCAGACATCCCCCGTGTTCCGATGCTGCGTCCCATAGAACTGCGTCCTCTCGTCGCCCTGGTACTCCATGATGTCCAGTTCAAAGTTGAGATCTCGACCTGTGCAGGACGGGTAATTAGGCCACTCAGCCTGCTGACGCGCGAGGAGCCAGAACGCAGGCCATGACCCCTTCGCGTCTGTGAACTTCATCCGTGCCTCGAAATACCCGAACATCCAGGACTTCTTCGCTGTCTCAAGACCCCAGTAAGGTCCCGTCGAGATCGACTGGTCTCCGTAGTAAGGTCGTGCGTTTGAGATTTTCACAGTGCCATTTGAGACAACAACAGCACCAGGACGAGGCTCATCCTCCCAGAACTCCTTCGGGCTCCAAACAGTGGTATCGAGCGCCGTGCCATCGAACTCGTCTGCAAACACCTTCGCATAGCCTTGACCTGCGATAGGGGCAGGCTCGATCTGTGAGGTCGTCGTGCCTGCTGTCGTTGTGTCTGGAACCGTTGTCGTGACAGAATGCGTCTGCCCCGCAAACGTGTACGTCTGCGCAGGTGCTGTGAACGTCTTGACCTTGGTCGCTGAGGTGTACGTTTTCGCTGGAACTGTTACCGTCCGGTTCGAGTCCGTGAACGTAAACGAAAACACAGTGCCACCTGCAGCAAGTACTCCTACAGAGATGCCACAGACGAGAAGAACAACGAGTGCAAAGATGGAGAGGATCTTCTTCACAGAGCAGTCCCCCGCGAATTGTACACACCTGGTTCTGCGTTCCCCTCGAAGTGCCTACGCCCGCACACTCTGCAATAGCGGACAGTGAGACTCTCCGTCAGCTTTTCCACCCTGTCGAGATTCTCAGGCTTCGAGCAGCAGACGAAGATGAGGTTGCCTGCGACGATTGTTGTCTCGTTAGCTTCGTCCATTACGCGAGGGTGAAGATCGAGCCCGTGGTGTCAGAGTTGTTCGGTTTCCACGAGAACGTCTCTCCGATCTGCAGCGTGATCGCAGACCCGTAATCCCACCATGCGATCAGTGGGTCTGCAGGAGACGTCTGCGTGTCGTTGTACATATCGACGTAGCGGAACGGCCCGATAGTGCCGCCTGCAGCAGTCCACACGACCTTCGTACCTGTGCAGGTTGCCGTACCTGAAGCCTCAGCCCACGTGTTCTGCGTGTCCTCTCCACCTGCCGTGTACCCGTTGCCTGCCGAGATCTCAGTCAGGTCCGACTTGATTGTGTTCGCTGCAGTCGGCGCTGTGTTCGTCAGCAGGACTTTGAAGGTATCCGTGTTGCAGTTGTGCTTCGCGAGACCCAACTGCTCCACAAAATCGTTGTGCTTGTTGTATGCAGCCACTACCTATCCTCCTTAGCTCGGTACGCCCTGTCTCGACCGTCCTTGGTCACCAGTTGGTGTAGGCCTCATCTGCTGGGCCAGTTCAGCCTCCTGTTTCGCCTTCACCTGCGCCTCAGAATCTGCCTCTGCGATAAACTGAACGATCTCCTCCTCCGAGTACCCGAGTTCACGCAGGATCTGCGACCGCGGTACCCCAACTGCCTTCTTCTTCACTGCAGTGTCAGCGAGTTCCGCTTCTGACCTCGGGGTCGCATCCCGCCAGAGGGAGTTGAGAACGAGACCATCAGCAACCCCTGAGTCGAGGCGCATAGCGAACGTCATTACGTCTTCCCAGATGTTTCCCCACCCAACCTGGCGATTAGAGATCTTCGTGATGAATCTCCCTTCTGCTGACTTGATCGCCTCGCCAGATGGGAAGTCGCCCTGCGTGATGAAGAAGTAATGCAGAGGTGTGCCTGTCACGCGTGAGGCCGA